TTTTTGTTGGAGGGATACCAACACCGTTGAATTCTGTTATGCCTTTGCGTTGGAATTCATTGTAGCTAGCTACCGGTATGAGTGAGCCTGGGCACTGCTGTTCGTAATGACAGTAGACCCGGAAGGACTGTTGGAACTGGTTGGTCCAATGGTTGGAGCTGCGCTCCTGAGGTTTGACATTCGTTTGGGTCCTCAAGTAAAACCTCCCATCTAACAACTTTTTGCTGTTGAGATGGATTGTGCCAGCTCTTTTGAGTGTGGTCAATGTACGCGAAGCGTCAAAAGTCTGATCCTTTTACCCGGTATCATACACTTATGCAAAATCCTTAAGATGAGTTGTACTTTAGTCTACTCATTGGAACATGGGTGTATGGAGTCTGGTAAATTAAGACACTGTTCTCTATGGTGTGTGAAGATAATAAGCCGAGCGTATACGTGGTTGACAACCAACGGTCAGGTTGAACGAGATGAGCACCGTTCATTAAATTGCCTGTCTGGATCCTATTTAGGGTTGCTGCTCACCGCTATAAGCACTTACGTATGTTTAGCTTACTACGTATTTTACCTTTTGCTCCTGCTAACAAACAGAAGAAGGTTCTCGCGCCCAGAACTAAAATGGGCGCAAATAAGCCTGTCATCAGGCCAGCTAAGATTAAACCAGTACCCGCAAAGAAAGTCCGCAAGAACCAAGGACTTCTCTCCGGGGTCGGCTCTGCCTTGGGCAGTGCCTTTGGCCCCTCCGGTTCCGTCATTGGAGCGGCTGCTGGTGATTTGCTTGGCGACCTTTTTGGATGGGGGGATTACGAGGCGACCGCACCCGTCAATTATCCCCTCAACAACAATTCAGTCGTTGGAGTCCAGACACCCTTAGCATCACAGATTCCAATGATGCATGGGGAGGATGGCAGCTGCCGCATTCGCAAGAGAGAGTACATTCAAGATGTTCTCATGACTACCGCGTTTGCGACTGACGCATTCGGACTAAATCCAACCGATGTCAGGACGTTC